AGGTACCGCGTAAACAATGGTATTAGGATGGAAAGTAACATGCGGTTCTCCATCAATATTTTCTGTTTTAAGATCGCTTTTTGAATATAAGAAATCACCTTGCACTACTCCTTCAATTCCTATCTTGGCAAGCTCACTTAATGCAATTTTAAATTTAGCATTGAGGTCACCTGATAGGTCATTATCTATTTCTGCGTTTGTTTTATATAGTTTTGGAGTTTTATTAAATACTCCTTTCTTTGCGACAAAGAATTTTCCATCACTTGGGTCTTTACCAGCAAAGATCGCAGGAGCACCGTCCCACTTTGTTGTTAAACTAACAGGAGCCGCAGTGTTTCCTGAAAGCATATCGCGTATATTGCGAATATAGTTAATTACGTTACGTGTTCCTGTGACACCACCATCAATAACAGCATCCTCAAGATGAGTCATATGTAGATTCTGTGCAGCTTCCGCTATGTATTGATTATATGACTTCATTTTCTTTTCTTCAACCTTGAATATCCTTTATGCCTTGTATCTAATTCTACTTTTTTATTTACGAGAGCAGCAATATCATCGAGGTCCTTTAAGTTACCTCCACGTTTTAAATCTGTTTCTAACTTCTTCTTTACATCTGTCCATAATGCATCAAGTATTGCTGAATGGCTTGAAGCTAATGTTGCTTCGGTCATTTCCTTAAACGATGCTAACCATTTAATTGCTTGTATATGTTTGATAGGTTTCTCAGCAAACTTCTTACCCCATTTATAACCATACTGAGCCGTTGAACTAAAATCATCACCGTCGTTGTTATCAAGAATCAACATATTGTCTTTGAACATTGATTGGAATCGTCCTATGTTTTTCTGAACTGCTTTCCACATTGTTGCTACTTGAGTTGTAGGTAAGGATCTTGGTCTCATATCATTACGTTTGATAGCAGTATCTAAATCTGTATTCACAAAAATCATTGCTACGTCATAACCTAATGTTTTGAGTTTTGCTGCTTGAGCTTTAATTTTCTCTGCATCTTTACCTGTACCATCAATGACTAAACCTAATCGGCCTTCGATATATCTTTCTAAGCGAAGTCCTGTAATTCTTTTTGCTTTATCTCGTATTGCTTGTCCTTGTGCAGAAAAGATAGATTCAGGATCCATTGTTAATCCTGCTTTATCCATTGCCTTTTCAAATGCATCGTCTGAATTTACAAGTTTAAATCCATGAGTCATTAATGATGTCTTTCCAACAATAAAGGATTTACCTGAACCCGGTCCACCTGCTAAAAAGATAGCTTTAAAAATCGCAGGATCGTTAGGTCCTTCTTCAATAAAATCTTTATAACCTTTTGGCATTATAGCGATACCTCACCTGGAATATTGTTTGCGAATAATATATCTAATCCAAGAAACTTCATTAACGCACCGAACATCTTACGTCCTAAGGAAGCAATCTTTTTCAACATTGCTCCGACCTTTTTAATAACTGCCATTACAGCATTCTTAACTTTTGACATTAAAGCAGAACCAATTTCTCTTGCTCTACTTGCAGCTTTCTTTAACATATCAAAAGGACCTTCACAAAGAAAGTCTTCAGTTAATAAACCATCAACATTAGATAGTTCTTCAACTATAATATCTCTGAATGATTGAATGTCTTCTTTAATACCTAATCGTAAAGCAGAATAGGCAGGACTATTTCCACCACCTTTCTTAAATGCAACATAAGGCTTTACAGTAGATGAATACTTTTTAATAATAGGATCGTGAATAGAACTAATAGGTTCAAGAACAACATTACCGCTTACTTCAAATTTACCTAATAGGTTAGCGGCTGCTTTTGCTTCAGGAGAACCAAATTTGTTATTACCTGTACTTGCTTCTAAAACTACATACTTACTGAATAGTGCATTTGTTTCATTATCCTGATTAAGATAAGTTGAAAGCATGTCACCAAGTTCTTTGTTGTTTTTATCTTTTTCTTGAAAGTCAATAACTTCAGCAGTCTTAACACCTGCTTTTGATTGTTTCTTTAGGTTAGTGACAGTTTCTAATGATATGAGTTCTGTCATCTTTGTTTCCATTTCAGTAACTAAGTTGGAAGCAAATTTCTTTTCATTACCCATTTCAGATAATGCAGCTTCAACAATGGCAATAGCTTCTTTCTTTTTCGCAGATGCTAATTGAGAACCACCACCTTTCTTTAATGAAATCTTTTCTTTGAAGTCGTTTGAGGCAATATCAGTTTTAGGAGTCTTATCTCTTGCACCTTGTTTTTGCCATATAGGACCAAGAGTAACAGTTCCTACTGCACCACCACGTCCTGTCTGAACTAATGCTCTTGCAGATAAACCTTTATCAAAGTTCTTAGCAATTGTTTCTGCTTGTGATTGATAAGATCCCCAATATTTCATGGCAACCTTTTCTGTTTCAGAGTCGGTATCTTGACCTTTTAATTGGTTATATGCAAATACAATCAGATCTTCCCATTCTGCACCAGATGGCATTCCGCCACCTTCTTTATAATGAGTAAAGGCCTGAGAACGAGTTCCCTGACCTCCTTTGATATGAATGATTTTTCCATCAGGTGCTTGAAGAAACTTTTCAAACTGTCCGTCTTCCTTTCCATCAAAAGCATCAACCTTTGAACCAGGACCTACGATTTCAAAAATGTCACCTTCCTTATAACCCATTTTGACAAGGGTCGGAAAATCTTTGCCTTTGAATACAACCTTATGTCCAATAACATAATCGGGTTTCAAGATTGAAGCTTCGGCAACAAATGTTTTAAACCTGCGCATAAATTACCTATTATGATTCTAGTATACTTTAGTTTATTTATACAGACAAGTCTATCTCAGTTCAACATCTCCAAAGACATTTTTACCAGGCTTACGTTTATTTAACCTAAGTCCGATATCGGTCTTGTCAAATACAGGACCATCATCATAATTCTGTTTCTTTCCCGGCGATTGACCACCTCCAGGACCGTCAAGATTTATATTTGATTGAGCAGATTCTTCAAGTTCATAGATTTTCATCTTTGCTCTTTCAATACCTACAAGGAATCTGCGATAATAACTAATGTCTCCCCAACGATTCTTTAATTGTTTAATCATCAACTGATTCATTTCGTCAAGGTATTCTGAACTTACCAAACCAAATATTGCATCGGCTGTATGAGTAATACCCATAGATTCAGAAGTATTGGTCAAGTCAACATCAGAGTTACCATACGCATCTCTGTTATATTGAGAAGAGGTAACGATTGCACAATTGTATTCCATTGCCAATCCACGAACTTCTTCTGCGATTGATTTGACTAAAGTATAACTGTTAGCAGCAGCCGCACCTTTTACTCGAGACGAAGAACAAATATTCAAGTAATCCAAAAAGATAACATCAGGACTGAAGTTCTTTTTAAGTTTGAGTTCATTCAACAAATGGCGGAAGTGACCGCTATGAGCTGAACCTGTAGGGAACTCTTTAATGACAAGCTTACCTGTTGTCTTTGTTTTATATCGAGCCATACGCTTTTCAAATACATCACGAGGTACTTCAGCAACTTCGTCCAAAGTAATATCCATAATGTTTGCGTCAATACGACGGCCAATTTCTTCAGCAGCCATTTCCATTGTAATATACAGAACATTCTTTCCATACATCAAATGATTTGCTGCCATGTGACATTTAAGTAAAGACTTACCACCACCTGTTGTTGCCAACAAGACAGTCATAGATTTACGAGGTATGCCACCCTTTGTAATTTTGTTGAGGATATCAATATCAAATGGAATCCTTTCTTCTTTGCGATGATAATGTTCATAACGGTCATCGACATCTTCAAGGAAATCGTGACCGACCGATTGGTCAAAGCTAATACCTAAGCTATCAGATAACAGCCTTGGTATTTCGCCTTTCCCTTGGTCAGTGTTTTGTCCATCAAGAATTAGGATTGACTTTCGGATACTATTATATAAATCTTTGTCTTGACAAAACTTTTCTGTTTCATCAATCAAAAATTCTATATTGGTATCTTTATCAATAGATAGTTCACCTACTAATGCATGAACACCTTGATATGTATCTTCAGTCAGATCCTTTCTTTTATCAACAGCAATCTTTAAAGCTTCAAGAGAAGGCGGCTCCTTGTACTTTTCCAAGTAGTCGGAAGCCGTCTCAAATACTTTTCGTAAGACAGTATCATCGAAGTAATCTTCTTTCAGATAAGGATATACCTTTCGGCAATAATCCTCATTCAGTATCAGATTCGATAGTATCGTCTTCTCGAGCATTGTGTCCCTCCACGTTCGTCAGCTTATATCTTTTTTCTACAAATGCATTGAATGATTCACTTTGAATAAGTTGTTGAAAGAATTCATCATCCGTTTCAATGTCCTTACCTCTACGTTTCGGTTCAATGATTTCACCTGTTTCTAGGTCAGTCAAATTATACCAACCTTGTGTTGCCTTTGTAATATGACCAGATTCAATCGCAAGATCCATTAAGGAACTCCACTTTTGAATACCTGAATCATATAATACTTTAAACGGCAGCTTTGCTTTTTCTTTTACATATCTTGACTTTTCGATGTTGATAGTAAACTTCCAACCTGCTAGGTCAGTACCATCTTTTTCTTGAGCCTTTGATATAATAAAGATTTGATTCGCAGAATAATAGATACCTGTTCCACCTGAAATAATGTTCTTAGGAAAGAGACCAATTTCTTTATAGGTGTGATTGACTGCGATACAAGGAATATCCTTCGTTGTCAATTTTGGGGTAATGATTCTGAACAATGACTTGAGTGCTTTTGCTCTCGACATATCCGCTACTGATTTTTCATTCATAGCATCCTCAACTTCTTTCTTCGAAGCAAGGTTACCGATTGAGTCAATCATTAGGAATACATTGTCACCTTTTGATACTTCATCCAATCTTTTTGTAATATCAAACTTTAATTGTTCAACATCTTCAATCGGAATATGAAGTACACGGCTTGTATCAATATCAAAAGATTCTAAATACTCAGGTGTAATACCATATTCAGAATCGTATAACAAAGCAACACCTTTCGGGTACTTTTTCAAATAAGCCTTCATACAATATAAGCCGAGCAAAGTTTTAAAACTTTTTGATTCTCCTGCTACAACTGTAAGACCTGGAATAAGACCACCTTTCAACGAACCACTGAATGCAATATTTACAATAGGTAGTTCTGTTTGAATAGGATCCTTATCTTTAAAGAAAGCAGAATCAGATAGAGCAGATGCCTGCTTTATCGACCCAGCCTTCAACATTTTATCGAGTAAACTCATATTATTCTCCACTTAAAATTTGATGCAACTTATCAGCGAACGCGTCAAGTTTCTCATATCGGTTTGGCCAATATATGTAATCCTTTTCTGGGTTTGCTTTTAAATTGTTCAAGAGCGGTACAACCGCGTCATATATTAATTGAGCCTTAGCAGCGTTCTGTTCAGCAGAGGCAGATGTTGTTTCAACCTGTTCCTTTGCTTGTTGAACGACTTCCAATTCATCGGCATCAACAGCAGTAAAACCAAAATCAAAGTCAAGTATAGTGGTTTCTTTTTCTATAGACATATTGTCTCCTTAAAAAAGGGGGTACCGAGATACCCCCAACTGTTATTAACTACGTGCCAATTCCTTAAATATACTAAGGTCATCATCATCACTGGCAGTTGAGCCTACATCAGGTTCAGCTGTTGCCATCACAGGTTCGGCTGTATCGTTAGACATATCAGATAGGTCCAATTCATCAGCAGTTTCAGTTACCGGTGCAGAAGCAGTCGGTTCATCATTCTGTAAATCAAGAACACGGTAGAGTTTAGTTTTCAACTCGGCGTATGATTTAAAGTTCTTTTCAGAAACAATTTCTTCAAGAGAATGTTGCTCTCCCCAAATTCTTTCCAAATCAGCATCGTCATCAGACAATGGTGAAGCAGGGTCGAACTCAGACTTATCATAGTTTGGGTAACCTTCAAACTGTCTGATTTTGAGACGGAAGTTTGCTCCTTCCCAAAGGTCAAACGGATTTGTTGGATCCTCATCTTCGAAAGTCGGATTCATTAAATCATTCAACTTATCAAAGATTTTCTTACCGAATTGATAAAGGAATACTTTACCTTCATTCTCAGGATTGCCTGAATCTTTAACAACATAGATGTTAGCAGTATACTTCAGCCTACGCTTTTGTTTACGTGCTTGGTCTTTGTCAGATTCAACACCACTATTCCAAAGCTTAGAGTTAAACTCTGAAACAGGATCATCCTGATTTAATGTGGTGAGAGAGTTTTCGATATACCATAGACCTGTAGGTCCTTGGAATCCATGATCCCACAACCTTACGAAAGGCATTTCTTCACCTTGAGGTGCAGGCAAGAAACGGATTACTGCGAATCCATTACCAGCTTTGTCTCTCGTTGGTTTCCAAAATTTCCCTGCGTTAGGGTCTTGATATGATTTTGAAGATATCTTCTCAAGCTGAGAGTTCAACTTGTCAAGAGTCTTCGAGCGATTCTTCTTCAGAGAAGAGAAGTCAGTTAGTGCCATAATTTTTCTCCTTATGTATAGCGTTATATTGCGTAGTATTAAATATCAAACCGTTCTTTGACAATTGTCTTAAAACGGTCTGTATCAAATTCCAAGAAAGGTTTATACTTTCTGGAT